AGGACAATCCTTGGGAAGTTTGGATCCAACGGCATCCCGTCATTGCGGCGTGTCCCGTTCAACGTCTCAGTTCCCGGCCAGACTTCTGGCGGTACAGGGTACTGGGTTGGTGAAGGTGCACCGAAGCCAGTGACCAAGTTCGACTTCAACCGCACGACAGTTCCCTTCTCGAAGGTTGCTAACATTGCGGTGCTGACGGATGAGCTCATTCGTTTCAGCAATCCATCAGCAGAGATGCTGGTGCGTGATGCGCTGGCGAGCTGCCTGATTGCGAAGTTGGATGTGGACTTCTGTGATCCTGCTAAGGCAATCTCTGCAGGTATCAGTCCAGCATCCATCACCAACGGCGCAACTCCCGTCCTCGCAACGACCACCACGACAGGAATGTCGGCGGCTGGCCTGCGTAAGGATGTTGTCACGCTGATCAAGAAGTTCATCGCTGCTAAGCTGTACCTGTCGAGTGGCGTCTGGCTGATGCCGTCGGCTGTTGCGCTTAACATCTCCAACATGGTAAACTCTCTGGGTCAGCCAGAGTTCCCCACCATGTCGATGCAAGGCGGAACTTTCAATGGCATGCCGGTAATTGTCTCGGACCATATTGCTCAGGTGAGCGCCGGTTCTCCGACAATCGCTCGTGACATCATCATCCTCGTCGACACCCAGGAAGTCTGGCTGGCGGATGATGGCGGCATTGCGCTGGACATTTCCCGTGAAGCATCACTCCAGATGGACACGTCGCCGACGAACACGCCGACTGGACTGGGTGCATCCCCGAATGCGCCGACCGCAACGACAATGGTCTCGATGTTCCAGACCAACAGCGTCGCGATTCGTGCTGAGCGTGAAATTGCCTGGCTGAAGCGCCGCACAGAGGCCTGCCAGTACATCACTGCTGCTTCTTACGCTGCCTGATGTTAGCCCCCACCCAGCAATGGGTGGGGGATTTTTAACATGACACAGAAAATCAAAATGGTGGCAACTCTAATTCACCCGCACCACGCGGCTGGTGAAATCTATGAGGTGAATCCTGTTCAGGCAGCTTCTGATGTTTACCTCAAACGCGCTTTCTTCGCTGATCAAGATCACGACCAACCACAGCGTCGAAATCGTAACACATATCGGCGCAGGGACATGCGGGCAGAATGAACATATTTGGATTAACCCTGACGCGCAGCCGAGCAGTTGAAAAATCAACCATGACTCCTATAACAAGCACCAATAGCTTTTGGGGCTATGTGCGGGAGTCTTTTGCAGGAGCATGGCAAGGCAATGTAACTGTTAGTCGTGACGAGGTCGCTGCATTCTTTGCTGTGTATGCTTGTGTTAGCCTTATCGCTCAGGACATCAGCAAGATGCGCCTCAAGCTCGTTGAGCAGCAGAGTAGCGGAGTGTGGAAAGAGATAAGGGTAGCATCACACACACCAGTACTTGTTAAGCCAAACCACTACCAAACACGCATCAAGTTCTTCGAGAGCTGGGTGCTTAGCAAACTCCTCAATGGCAACGCATACATCCTCAAGCAACGTGACAACCGCAACGTTGTCACTGCACTGTATGTTCTGGATCCATTCCGCGTTACCGCTCTGACAACTGAAACGGGCGATGTTTACTATCAACTGAAAGTTGACTACCTTTCTGGCCAGCCACATGAAGTGGTAGTGCCTGCCTCTGAAATTATTCACGACACCTGTGTGACGCTATTCCATCCACTGTTGGGCGTCACTCCGTTGTTCGCATGCGGCCTGGCAGCAACACAGGGCATTAAGATTCAGACAAACTCCACCAAACTGTTCACAAACATGAGTCGTCCCGCTGGTATCCTTACTGCGCCAGGCGCGATTGCTGATGAGACTGCTGCGCGCTTAAAGGCTGAATGGGATAGCAACTACACCGGCGATAACATGGGAAAGACTGCAGTGCTGGGAGACGGTCTCCATTACGAGGCGATGACGATCAACCCTGCCGATGCTCAGCTCATCGAGCAATTGAAGATGACAGGTGAGGTATGCTGTTCTGTGTTCCATGTTCCCCCTTACATGGTGGGGATAGGCGCAATGCCGACCTACAACAACATTGAAGCTCTGAACCAGCAGTACTACACCCAAGCACTTCAGGCATACATAGAGCAGATTGAATTGCTTATGGATGAGGGGCTTGGTCTGTCTGCGAGTGGGCGTGGGACTGAGTTTGATCTTGATGGGCTTTTGCGGATGGACACAGCGACTCGTTTCAAGTCTCACAGTGATGGGATTGGAGGCGGCTGGCTGGCGCCGAATGAAGTGCGCTACAAAGAGAACCTGGAGCCCGTCAAAGGTGGTGACTCACCATACCTCCAGCAGCAGAACTATAGCCTTGAGGCACTTGCTGAGCGTGATGCTGACAAACCCTTCAGCAAGCCAGCGCCCCAGCAAGTTCAGCCTGCCCAAGAAGCTGACGAAGAAGCTGACCCTATCCCAGAAGGGAAGCTGCTTGAACTTCTATTCAAAAAGGGGTGCCCCGATTTTGCCGCATTTGAGGAGGCAGCATGAACCTTGATAAGCTGGCAAACGACATTTACACCTATGTCCAATCCTATGTGGACCCATCCCTAGCAGCAATAGCCAAAAGGCTAAAGACGCAAGATGAGAAGCTCGCCGCCTTTGTTGTGAAGGACGGCGCTGACGGCGCACCGGGGTTAGACGGGAAGGACGGCGCTGACGGCATTGATGGGAAGGACGGCGCACCGGGGTTAGACGGGAAGGACGGGAAGGACGGGAAGGACGGGAAGGACGGCGCACCAGGATTAACCGGGAAGGACGGCGCACCAGGATTAACCGGGAAGGACGGCGCACCAGGATTGGTGTCTACGGTGTGCGTAGAGGGGCCGGCAGGTCCACCGGGCGATAAGGGTACCAAAGGCGATCCCGGAACACAGGGCGCACCAGGAGAGGCAGGCACCAAAGGCGACCCTGGAAAGGACGGGCGCGACGGGCGAGAGGGGAAGGACGGCACCCCTGGCCGCGATGCCCTGGAGCTGGATATTCTCCCAGCCATAGACTTCGCCAAGAGCTATCCGCGCGGGACACTCGCCTCCAATAGGGGTGGGCTCTGGCGCGCTATCCGTAGCACAGAAGGGGCTGAGGGCTGGGTGTGTATTGTTGATGGCCTTTCGCACATAGAGGTAAAGCAAGACAACGTGCGCAACTTCATCATCCGCACAGAGCTGTCCAGCGGGAACATAGTGCTAACAACCTTTGCTATCCCTGCCCTGTTGGACCGCACTGTGTTCAAGGTCGGGACGAAGTACCAAGCAGGCGACGGAGTTACACACCAGGGCAGTTTCTGGATTGCACAGAAGGACACCGCATCAGCGCCGGGAAGTGATGACTGGCGTTTGGCAGTTAAGCGTGGGCGCGACGGGAAGGACGGCGCTGTTGGTAAGCAAGGGTCACCCGGTGCTCCTGGCGCCTCTGGGCGTGACCTTACCCAAATGGGCTTAGACGGGAGAAAGTGGTAATGCCAATGATCCCTATTGATGTGGCGAAAGATCAGCTGCGTGTAATGGGCTCAGACTCGGACAAGCGTGTCTATAGGTTCATTGAATCTGCAGAGTCCATTGTGCTTGACTACCTGAAGGTCACGCCCACTTACTACTACACAGGCAGCCCAACAACACTGGTTCTTCCGAAGCATGTTGAGGCTGCAATTCTCCTTGTGATTGAGAACCTGTGGGATCGCCCCTCTGAGGATCCAATTAGCAAGGCGGTGGTAAGCCTACTGATGCGCTCACGAGACCCAGCACTAGCATGAAAAGAGAGGGGTGGGACTCTGTTATCATTGCAGCGTCTGGTCCTTCTTTAACGCCAGAGGTCGCTGAAGAAGTCAGGCGAACTGAGCAGAAGAAAGTAATTGTGGTCAATGACTCATGGAAGCTGTTCCCATTCGCAAATGTCCTTTACGCCTGCGACGCTAGATGGTGGGATGTTAAAGGATGCGGGAACTTCAGAGGCGAACGCTGGAGCAACAACAACAAAGAGCTGAACGACAATACAGAGTGCGCCAAGCGTCACAGCCTTCAGCTCGTGGAAGGGAAAGATGGAAATGAGTTCTGCCTTGAGCCTGGGGTTATCTGCTTTGGCGGTAACAGTGGATTCCAAGCAATCAACCTAGCTCTGCAGTTCGGTGCCAAACACATCATCCTCGTTGGCTACGATATGCGCAAGGTTGGCACCCTGAATCATTTCTTTGGTGAGCATCCTCCAGAGTTTACAGGAAATGATCATTACGAGTTCTTCTGCGCAAACTTCGATGCCGGCGCAGCATCGCTCCCAAAGGAGTACCGCATTGTTAACGCAACAGCAGGTAGCGCGCTGAATTGTTTCCCAAAGATGTCCTATGCTGAAGCAATCCGCGACCGTGGCCTGTATTGCAACTGGCCCGTCAGTAACGCAGCAGCAGGTTGATGTTGCACGTGAAAAGGGTTTTCGCCTTTTCGTTTGTAACAATGCATATCAGCTGGCACCGGATGCTGAGCTTCTGTACTCTGTAAACCTTTCCTGGTGGGATCACTACTGGACGGAAGTGAAAGACCTGAGATGCAAGAAATGGACGACCAACAGAGAAGCAGCGGACAAGTACCAACTCAACTGGATAGCAGAGCGCGCAGGCGATGGGTTGTGTACCGAACCGGAACTAATCCACCATGGGCACGGCAGCGGATTCAGCCTGGTGTCTATGGCACACAAGATGGGCGCACAGCAGATCGTGCTCCTTGGTTACGATCTTCAGTACGCGCCGGACTACGATGGGCGCGCGAAGTTCGCTGGCTCCTCTCCGCGTCACTTCTTTGGCGATGGGGAATACCCCGCATCAATGCAGCATTGGCCAAGCGTGCAGGTTCAAGATGGGGTCCACGTGGAGCTGTGCCGCCTTTACCAGACAGTCGCAGACCAAGGGCTTGTGAACATAATAAACTGTTCACCGAATAGCGCACTGACGTGCTTTCTGAAAGTGAGGATTGAGGATGTTTAGGTGGGATGTTATGGGCCTGAGTGACGCGGAGATGTATGACCGGATGAAGAATGGCTGGAAGATGGGCCTTCCATTTACAGCCTGTGGTAATGGCTCCACGCTTGAGGCTACAAAGAACGCGCGTGAGTGGCTTCCAAAGATAGCCAAGCAGTACAGCATTGTCACTGTTAGCGACGCAGGCGCAGGCGACATGGCCTGGATAAGAAGCATACATTGGGATGTGGACTACACACCTTATGATCTAGTCCCAAGGCTGGACGAGGTAATCAAGTTCGACATCACCAAGGATATCCTCCCAGCAGCAGACCTTATCCTTTGTCGGATGGTTCTCAATCATATCCAAGAGAACATAGACAGCGCAGTGGAGCGCATCAAGGAGTCTGGCTCAGCCTTCCTGATAGCGACACAGTTTGATAATGCTCTGAGCAGGACACGGCAATTTCAGCGACTGGACCTTCGCCTGTACTTTGGTGACTATATTGAATCAGTACAGGATGGGAATGAGGAGGCTTGCAAATTAGCACTGTGGTCAATCCATTAGAGAGGATGCACCCTGACGAGTGGGCACTCTACCAGCCCCTTGTTGGCAGCACCATGCTTGAGCTTGGCGGGAAGAAGAATGTTACCCTTGGGATTGTGTACAAGGATTTCTTCCAGTCGCTTGGGTATCGTCACACATCAGTAGACTGGAATGGAGACCATGGTGCGTTGAAGCTCGACCTGCAGCTCCCGTTGGGGCTTGGAACATTTGACATGGTCACAAACATCGGGACCACAGAGCATGTCTCCAGCCAGCAACCCGTCTGGCGAAATATCGTGGAGGCCTGCCACATAGGAACTGTTTTCATTTCCACTACCCCGAAGCAAGGCCATTGGACTCATCACGGTGAGTGGTATCCCAATGAGAACTTCTATGAAGACCTTGCAGCGATGAATGGGTTTGAAATAGAACGCATCAATGAGGCAGGCGCAGCCCCAAGGGGGATGTGGCACTGTAGGATGATACGCAGAGTGATCACCAGTTTCTCAATGCCTGTTGGTAACATGTACCATAACATCATATGAAAGTCGTCTGCCTGAACTGGAACAATTACCTCGGACGCGGCGACGAGTATGTGAGCAAGCTGCGCAACATGGTCGCACGCCACCTTACAATCCCTTATGAGTTCATCGTCGTAACTGAAGCTGATCTCCCAACAGGGAAAGAGGGCTGGTGGAATAAGCTGTCGCTGCTGAGGATGTATGGGGATGTTGGGACGGTTCTGTACCTTGATCTTGATGTTGTCATCAGCGGGAATATAGATCACCTCATCACCCTCGCCAGGACAAACAGATCCAAGCTGTGGATGCGCGATGACTTCAGTTACAGCATTGTTGAGCCGAGGATTGATGACCCTGAAACGATTAAGCTGCTTGGCGGTCGCGGCTGCTGCAACAGCTCTGTGATCATCTACCACAGCAAGCTGAATCTATCAGGCGTTACCCCACAGATGCTCGCGGAGATGCACGGCGATCAGAATGTGCTCACACATCTCTTTTGGCCGCACTGTATCGGCCTACTCCCGAATGACTCCATCAAGTCATACAAGTACCATTGGCAGCAAGACAAGGGCTATGGCCCCATAACAGTATTTCATGGAACGCCTAAGAATCACGAGGTGAACGATCAATGGGTGCTCGACAGCTGGCGATAGTCCATTGCGCAGAAGGGATACCCTGGCACGCTCCATTCGCGGAGAAGCTGTGCACTGGGCTGAGCAGGATAGGCATTGATTCAAAGATCACCAGCCAACAGTGCCGCCGAAATGAGGGCTTCCCCATCCTGCTCGGGACTAGTATGTGGAAGGCTGTGGAGCAGCCGCCATACCTGCTTGTTGACCGTTGCTCTTTTGGGGACACTGAGGAGTATGTCTCGTTGGTTTGGAATGGGCACGGGATGCGCGGCGATCATAAGGTGCCAGAGGACTGGGATGGCTCGCGTTGGGACCAGCATGGAGTTCACGTGACTCGCCCAGAGCCAGGGAACAAGAAAGTTCTTTGTGGTCAGTTTGAACTGTTCTCGCCTAACTGGGCGACACTTGACCACTGGTACAGTTCACAGCCAACAGCAACTCACTTCCGTCCACACCCAGCAGGAGAGGAGTCTTGGGGCAGGCTTCCAATCTGCAAGACCTGGGATGATGTTGGGACGGCAATAACTCTGAACAGTAGTGTTGCTGTGGATGCTTTGATTAATGGCGTTCTCAATGTGCACGTGTGCGACGCAGGTGGAATGGCATACGGCTGGGATAGTGAATGGAGTGGGCGGTTAGAGTTCTTGGAGTGGTTGGCTTGGACCCAATGGTCACATCAGGAGATTGAGCATGGTATACCAATCAGGCATTTGTTCCAGTGATCAGCAGCAGTAGACTCCGCCACCTCGTAAGCATCAGGAACAATACCCCAACTGTAACAGGTCAGGGGGAACGAGTTGATGTTTGGACTGAGGCGGTGAAACGGTATGCAGAGATTGTGCCTCTGGAGGGGCGCGACTTTTATGCAGCCCAGCAAGTCAACTCTGAGATAAGCACACGCATAACGCTACGTTGGGAGAACATAGACCTAACAAGCAAGAGCAGGATTGTGTATGGGGCACAGGTGTACGAGATTGTCGCCCCTCCAATAAACACAAACATGGAATACCGGGAACTCGTGCTGATGTGTAAGGAGCTGCTGTGATCTCTGTTAAGGTTGATAGTGCAAAAGCCCTCGCAGAGCTGAAGTTGATGGAGGAGTCGATCCAGGTTAAAGGCGTCCAGGCTGCGCTGCGTCGTCCAGGTTCACTTGCCGCGCGCACAATGCGGCAATTGGTGCCTATTGACCGAGGTGATATGAAGGCCGCAATCACAGCACGTCAGCTTAGCAGGAGGGCTGGAGATAGGATTGATGCATTTGATAGCAAGGTTGCTTCTGCTGCTGTTCTCATTGGCCCCAACAAAAGAGTGAAAAGGGGTAGGTCACAAGCAGGCCTTAGTCTCCTTGTTGAAAGCGGAACAAGGCCACACATGATATCCCCCAAGCATGGTCTGTACTTGCGTTTCGGAAAATGGGGCGAAGTTGCGAAGGGCTCAGTACAGCACCCCGGTGCGCGCCCCAAACCCTTCATGCAAAGAACGCTTGACTCGACCTTTGGCTCTTTTGAAGAGCTATTCTATCAGGGGCTCCAGGCTTGGCTGGACAAGAAGAATGCAGCATCACTACCTGACGAGATTGCTTGATGGATGTTAACGGGCTTGTGACGAAGCTAACAGAGCTGGTGTCAGTCTCACCACAGGTTCTCAAGCAGGTCATAAAGGCAACATCAGGCGGATTCCAGACACCATTGGATAGCAGCACAGAGCTGGTGTCGCGCCTGACATCCCTTGTCGCTGGAGAAGTGTACCCATTGACCCTTCTCGACAGGCCGAAGTTCCCCAACATTGTTTACACGCTTGTGTCCTCTCAGGTTGGGCAATTTGACGGTTATCTGTTGACACAGTCAGACCGCTACGTGCTGGAGATACGCGCAGCAACCTACGCTGCAATGGTCACCCTTGTTGGGTCTATCAACAGCGCGCTGAAAGGATCAGCTTACGCTATTGAGGTGAATGACCTGGCGTTTGATTATGAGGTTGATCACCATCAGTACCGCTGCTCGATGGACATTGAGTTCGCATACTTGTCTGCTGCCTCGCAGGTTATGCCTGCCGCATTCGTTTACGGGATGGATCGGATAGCTGGAGAAACAATGACGGATAATTTCGTCCAGCAGCGAATCCAGAATACATACAGCATTGTGCTTGTGACGGCATCAGGGAACATTGATGCTCTGCTCGCTGCTGTTATGACCAAGCTGCTCGGTTGGCAGCAGAGTACCGGCGATCAGTATGAGTATGTTAGTGGATCCAACGTCCAAGGGGTGGCGGGGTTGGTAGTCTGGCGTGAGATATACAGGGACGCACAATACATACAGCAAGCATAGGTGGGTTGATTCTCTAGAAACGATTAGTACACAAAGGAGGCCAATATGGCCATTCTCCAGTTTAGAAAAAAGTGGCTGCTCAGCAAAGTCGAAGCAACATACGGGATTGATCCAGCACTCGCATCTCCGCTTGCGCCATTGGTTAGTGCTGATGCGATTGAGACTCGCGGCCTTTCAATCACGCGCTATGATGGCCCGAGGATCAGCAACGAGATTGATCGATTCGTTCTTGGCGGGTACGCGGACATAAATGTTATGCCGAGTGCTGTGCTGTCCTTCAATGTTGGGATGCAAGGGTCCAACGCAGCCATAACAAAGCCCGCATATGACTCTCTCATGCAGGCATGTGGGATTGCTGCGGTACAGAACTCGCCGCAATCTGGTGGCTGGAAGTATTCCCCCATCAGCACAGCCTTCAAGTCTGTCACGCTGCACCACTATCAAGACGGTATGCGGCAGGTGATTGTTGGCGCTCGTGGCAACCTCGCAGGGTCATTGACGCGTGGACAGCTCCCTGTGTTCACCTTCAACAACCTGCGTGGATTCTATCAGCGCCCAACAACGCCAGCTCCAGTCAACCCGACGCTGACGGCATACTATGCTCCGATCCCTGTTACCTTCGATAACACGCCAACATTCTCATTCGCTGGCTATGCAGGGTTCAGGCTGGAGTCATTCAGCTTTGACTTCAACAATCAAATCTCGCATCATGACACGACGAACTACCGGGAAGTGTT